ATGTCAAGGGAATACTCACTCCCGGATTTGCTTGAACGAATGTATGAGAATCAGCTCGCGTTAGAGGCGGCTCTGATGGAATTGGCTCTCCAAAGCGAAAAGCAAGGCCTGGATGATGTTGGCAATAACGTACGTGGTGCGCTATTCGTGATCGACGAAAACGCTGGGCACATCAAGCAGAGGCTGGCGAGGTTACGTATCAATCGTCATTGACAAAGCACACCCCGATTGTGCTGCAGTATTTTCGCTCGTTAAGCCCCACTCCATGTGTTTATCGAGGCTTTACGAATATCACTACTGCATGCACAAACGCATTATTGCCATTGAATGGTATGAACTGGCGTACGGTTCTCCTCATTTTTGCCCCATCTTCGACAGCTGCTCCTCCCGGATTCACGATCCCGCACTAATCCTAACGATGGCAAAATCAGTCCCTCTGACATACAGCATTCGGTCAAAAGCGAATCTGAACTTGGCGATGGCTAAGGAATCATTTATTAGCGATAAGATACGCTATCACCAATTATTCAAGGACGCCTGATGGGCACCACTGAACCGTTTCAAATTCGCGATAGCTGGATCCTCACGGACTCCATGGTGGACACCTACGCAGAAATTGCTGAGGAGGCCTTTGCTCAGTTCTTGTCGCAAAAGGCCAATCCTGTAACTCGCCCAGAGCTGGAACACGACGCTGATGCCTACCATGAACAAGAAAAAAGAAAGAAAGTGACGGGGATAAAAACCATCGTTTTCTCCGCCATGGCCCTCGAAGCTGCGGCATTTGAATTTGCGACCCTTCAGCTCGGGGAGCATTTTGCAAAAAAGTACCTGGATAAGCTGGATGTGGTGGGTAAATGGCTCGTCATCCCGCGACTGGTGTGTGGTCGCTCCCTGCGAGAGGACGGCCCTGCCATTAATGGACTCAAAGGATTGGTAATTGCACGCAATGCGCTAGTCCATCACAAGTCCAAAGAATGGGACCGCTCGACGAAGGCCATAGATACGATAAAGGAGCAGAGGGCACAGTTTGAAAAAGACCAGGTCCCCAATGCCTTCAAGACGCTGATTCTATTATCGCTGGAACTGAATGCGGTGCTGAAGACCGATGGGCCGCTCCCTCCTTTTGAGGATGGGTGGATCCACGCCACCCCGCGCAATTCGCTGGTAGAGCAGGTGGTGCATCGGTGCCACGAGGTTCATCGGAATAATTGGCGAGGGGATTGAGGTGACGCGACTTATCACCCAGCAGGAGCGCCTGCTAACCGAGACAGAGTTCCAGCAACTGGCCAAAGTGCTGGCGGCGATCGAGTGATTCGCCAATTTCGAAATTAGTGCCGACGGCTTTGGGTTACGGTCATTGGAAAACCAATTACAGGATAGGGGTTCGATCCCCTTCTTGCGTCTCTGCATACCGCTTAAGGCCAGAAAATACGAAGCTTTCGCCGTATCCAAATGGCGCCTCGCGGTCCATAACGGCCCTGAATCTGCCCTAATTTTGCCCTAAATCTCTTCAGCCAAAGGCCCGCAGCTACATTTATCCTTCAACGGCAGTCTTTCAGAGGCCGTTTGATGCAAGGTGTCACTGTCAGCCGCAACGCTCCAGCTCAATCTTCGGTTGACCGACAATCCTGAAATCCATGAGTCGGGAGGAGTAGTTTTTTTATTTAGTTTGCCTACACTGGAAAGCTATCGATTCCCCTCCTTCCGCCAATTCCCCAGTGAGATTTTTGTAAGTGACTGACCTTGCCTCCGTATACGCAGAGCTCTCCCCTCTCTTACCTCCCCTGTGGGAGAACATCAAAGGTTTTGCAAACTCTTCTTTCACGACTTCGCTGGCAGGAGCGTTCGCTGGTGCGATAGCTGCGCAGCGCATCGCGGAAAAGGGCAAGTTCAGAGAGGAATTAGCAAAGGAATTCCAGCATACGAATGCGGTTATATCGCTTGCCACGGCGACGGCATGTCTCGCGTTGGCATTAAAAAAACAGCATGTCAAAGCCTTAAAGAATTCTTACGATGATGATCTGACAAATTTTGAAGTGCACAAAGACAAAGTGCTTCGACGAGAGGTTGCAGCCAATACTCCTTTCGAGATGACCCCCAACCTACTGTATTTACAGGAGATCTCACCTCCGACGGCAACTATCCAAGACATCGTTCTAAGCAAACTATCTACTGTGGGTCGAACAATTTCTGCTGTAACCGCACTTACTGATGCCGTGAGGAACCTAAATGGAGCTTTATCCAGGCGAAACGATCTCCTGACCTCTTTCAAGAACAAACAGTTTCCGAATGGAGCTGATTTTCACCACATGTATCTCGGCTTGCCCTATGGGGAAACGCAAAAAAATGAGGAATACGGAGGATGTATACAGGCTATTTTTCTTTATACGAATGACATCATTTTTTTCAGCATCAAGCTTTGCGAGGACTTGCAAGCGCACGGGGAAACACTCAAAAAACGCTACAAGTCTCGGTTAAGGGGAAGCCCACCTAGAATCTCCACAGTCGACTTTGAAAAGCCTCGTCAGGATGGGTTGGTTCCGCAGGATGATGAATATGTTGATTGGTTGTCTGGCTTCATCAACGCCCAAGAGACCGCCCCCAAATGGTGGAAGCGTGTAAATCCAAGGTCTAATTAAAGTGCACATGTGATCTCTGTGGTTCGACCCCTTGGAGATTTCGGTCAGATATCCATATTTAGCCCGAACCAAAACTTAGGCTTTATAGGCGCAAGAGCCAAACCGACTAAGACGAGTATCTCTCACCAACACGCAAACTTAAGGACAGTAGTCTTAAATTGGAGGCAGACATGGAAACCATAAAATATCTAATCATCAAGATCAGCAAAATTAACATTACAAACCTATCAGACAACGATGCTCTAAACCTACTCGTATCAATAACCTCATTAGTAATTGCAGCTCTATCCTTGTTAATAGCATTGATTGTTCTATTTTATACAGCATATCAATTCATACAAAAAAGAGGCTCTAAATTTTACGGTGCGTTCTCAATCTCAAGCAGTGTATGGAGCAATCAAAGATATGTGGGCGAGGTCATATTAGAAAACACAAAAGACAAAGCCGCCGCAATAAGCACTATTTATTTGAGGCTCGGAAAAAATATTTTTATAGAACTGATTGACTACTCCAACTCTCCAAAAATAGTGGCGCCATTTGAGACGATCAGATTAAACTTTAGAGAAGGCGTCTCAGGCTATATATCTTCCACATCTAAAGTAAATCTAGACTCATTACTAGCAAATAACAAGGTGCGCAAAACATTAATCATAGCTACCCCGCAAGGCTTTTCAAAAGTAAAGAACTACAAAACAGTTTGGAATGTTTACGTAGAATCCCTAAAAAATTATTTTATTACACCCGTACACCCTGTAAGAAAATATCATAATGGCGAATATTATAGTGACACACTACAATTCATCATAACAATAACCAATAGCGAGGGAATAATTGAGGAGTTTCGCCTATATCGCGGCGAAACTTATGACATTGGTGGAATAATGATAACCACTAACAACTTTTCCGATGCAGCTGACCTTCAGTGTGCCATTACATCCTCAGAGAACTCTTTCAAATCTCTAAAAGTAATGAGTGCCGAATATTCTTACAGCGACTACGAATGCTACGAAGACAGAGAAATATATCACCATGGATTCTTCGGAACTTACATAACTGGAGCGCTCTTAACAAAATTGCACAGCCTTCATTTTCGGATGAAAAACAGGCGAAATCAAAAAACCAAAAAAACTTGACTTTGACATCATTCAATTAAAATATTCAAAAGACTAAAGACAACACTAAATGCAAGGAATAGACCAAAGCTGGTCTAGACGCGTTGTATAGCACTGGCTCATCATCTCGCGCCGCATGCCCCATTCGGGATCCGCAGGGACGCTGGCAGAGCGCAGGGTTCCCCTGCCCCATCGTTCATTAATTTTATCCAGCACAGTCATCGCTCGAGTTGCCTTAGCCGGCTGCGACACTGCAAATAGGTCGTCGGTATACTCACCTGGCTGACACAGGTTGAGCAGCATCACCTCGGCCTTGCTGTACTTGAAACCCGCCCGAAATATGCCATCAAGCGCACCTACCGCAGCCTGAGTGAGTAAGCGCACGTCGTCGGTAGGGTACGGCATATCCACCACCACCCCGTTGGCATACTTCGCTTCCTCCGGGTTGAACATGCCAGTGCGGATGCACACGCGCACCTTCTTGCACAGCGAATTCTGAGCGCGGAGCTTTTCAGAGGCACGCATCATGTAGGTGGCCACCGCCTCCTTGATTGGCGGCAGTTCCGTCAACCTCATGCCGAACATGCGGCTGCAGCAGATCTCCTGCTTTGGCGGATCCTGCTCATCCAGTTCCAGGCAAGGCGTACCGCCCAACTCCCTGGCCGTCTTCTCGATCACAACGCTGAACTTCTTGCGGAGCGTCCACGGGTCGGCCTTAGCCAGGTCCATAGCCGACTTGATACCCAAGGCATCAAGATGGAGCTTCATCTTGCGGCCGACGCCCCATACCTCCGCTACGTCCGTATTGCGTAGCACCCAGTCACGCTTAACAGGATCGGTGATGTTTACCACCCCACCGGTTTGAGACTGCAGGCGCTTCGCGGTGTGGTTTGCTAGCTTCGCCAGAGTCTTTGTGTGAGCGATACCAACGCCAACAGGGATACCGGTGCAGCGAAGCACCTGGGCGCGAATCTGTCGGCCTAGGGCATCCAGCTCACCGATGCCAGTCAGGTCGGCAAACGCCTCGTCGATGCTGTACACCTCGACTGCCGGCACCATCGCCTCAATCAGGCTCATCACGCGCTCACTCATGTCGCCGTACAGCGCATAGTTCGAAGAGAACGGGACAATCCCGTGCTGCTTGAGCTTGTCCTTGATCTGGAAATACGGCTCGCCCATTTTGATGAAGGGCTTCGCGTCGTAGCTACGTGCGATTACACAGCCATCGTTATTGCTCAGCACCACGATGGGCACCTTCGCCAGGTCGGGACGGAATACCCGCTCGCAACTGGCATAGAAGCTGTTGCAGTCGATCAGTGCGAAGGTTGGCTGCTGCTTAGACATGGCTGCGCACTGTGCTGGTGATCACGCCCCAGATCGACAGTTCGTCGCCTTCGAGGACGTATCGTGCCGGGAACTTGGGGTTTTCGGAAAGCAGGACCACCTCCCTACCACGCTTACACAAGCGCTTGCAGACGGGCTCATTGTTCAGCAGTGCCACCACCACATGCCCGTGGATCGGCTCGATGGCGCGGTCCACCACGGCCAGGTCACCATCGAAGATCCCGACGCCCTGCATACTCTCCCCGGTGATTGATACCAGGTACACGTGGGGCGCACGGATATTCAGGACCTCATCCAATGAGATGTGCTGCTCGATGTGGTCCGCTGCCGGCGATGGAAAACCGGCCGGAACCTGAAACGAGCACAACGGCAACTTCGCGCCGACCTCAGCGATGGGACCTAAAATGGTGAAGCTCATGATGCGGCCTTTTACAATTACTGTATGAATGTACAGTTAACTTTGTAGGACGCTTGCGGTCAATTTTTCTGTAGGGGATTTCGACAAGCGGAGAGGTGCGTATGTGTGGACGATTCGTGCAGTACGAAGGGATGGCGATCTTCATTGAAGAGCTGAGCCCGCAGATAGAGCTGTTCAGCGGCTATGACGCTCAGCCCATTGATCGCTATAACGTCGCACCGTCAACGCGGGTGCAGGTTCTACACACAACTGAGGACGGGCTGCATATCGATGCAGTGAAATGGGGATGGGCACCGTTCTGGGCGAAGGGTAAGCGCCCGGATCCGATAAACGCTCGGGTCGAGACGGTCACCACAGGGAAGTTTTTCAAACAACTCTGGCCGAACGGCCGAGCCATTGTGCCCAGTGAAGGCTGGTATGAATGGGTAAAAGACCCGGACGATCCGAAGAAGAAGCAGCCCTACTTCATCCGACTGAAGAGCCGGCGTCCGATGTTCTTCGGGGCGCTCGCCGAGGTCAATCCTGGGCTCGGGCCTCATGAGGGAGATGGGTTTGTTATTATTACCGCAGCAAGCGATCAGGGCATGGTCGACATCCATGACCGCCGCCCCTTGGTATTGACCCCGGAGCATGCCAACGAGTGGCTTGACCCAGGCATAACACCGTCGCGAGCGGAGGAAATTGCAAAGGAATTGTGCCAACCCACAGAGGAGTTTGAATGGTTTCCCGTAGGTAAGGCTGTGGGAAACGTCAGAAATCAGGGGCCAGAACTGATCGATCCGGCCCCATCAACTGAGGTACCACATAACAAAGGCGACTGCGGAGATCCACACCAGGGTTAGCAGAAATGAAAGACCTGCGAGCTGCTTATCCATACGCTAACCAATATGGGATTGAAAGACGGCAATACGAGCAACAGCTGCAACTTTAGTTCAGCGATCCCAGCGTGCCACCCTCAAAGAAAGCGGCGCGCTTCACGCGAGCTCGATATACCCCTGCCTCACTCAACACCCATTTCCACAACGTATGGGCTGCTACGGTCAGAACAAGCCACCCAATGCTGCGGGCTCCCAGTTCATGATCACCAACTCGCCACTGACCTCTGCTATCTGCTGTCGCTGATTTGTATTGCAGTACCGAATATCGACGGTTTCGAAGTGAAACCCATCAAACACACGCCGAATATCCGAATGGTCATTAATGCTGACCATTACCTTGCCCTTACAGCGCCGCATGAAATCGGCCATCCGCTCGTAGTTTTCAAAGGGAAAGTCAATGCCATACCCTGTGGTTTGCCAGTAAGGCGGGTCCATATAGTGAAATGTGTGTGCCCGGTCATAACGCTCCGCGCACTCCAGCCAGCCCAAGTTCTCAACATAGGTGCCGGACAGGCGCTGCCACGCTGCAGAAAGGTTCTCCTCGATCCGCAGCAGGTTGATGGCTGGCCCCGTGGTCGCAGTACCGAACGTTTGTCCGGTCACCTTGCCGGCAAAGGCATGATGCTGCAGGTAGAAGAACCGAGCAGCGCGCTGGATGTCGGTGAGGGTTTCAGGGCGGGTCATCTTCTGCCATTCGAAAACCTGGCGAGAGCTCAGCGCCCATTTGAACTGGCGCACGAACTCCTCCAGGTGGTTCTGCACCACACGGTACAGCGTCACCAGGTCGCCGTTGATGTCGTTTAGAACTTCAACTGGCGCGGCCTGGGGGCGCATGAAGTAGAGCGCAGCGCCGCCGGCAAAGACTTCGACGTAGCATTCGTGGGGTGGGAAGAGCGGAATAAGGCGGTCGGCCAGGCGGCGTTTGCCGCCCATCCAAGGGATGATGGGTGTGGACATATAAGGGCAAGACCTTTGCTGTATGAATAAACAGTGCTAGGCTCGCTCCGCTTTGTGCACGAAGCAGGAGCCTTGGCTGGACTTGCAGGGACGTTCTGCGGGGAAGGTGGCCGGGTAGGATGTTGACGCATCCTGCCTGGCCGCTCCTTTTACTTCGGTGTAGAGACTTCTTTTGCATAGGCCTGACAGGCCCGCAGGGCGATCAATCCTTGGTCGCCGACATCGGTGATCCCGATAATTCGTTGAGCATGCGCTGGGTCAAGTTGGGCTCGACGGGTTGCATGAACCACGCCGACGGTGCCGGGGGTTGTGGGCATGTTGCAGCCACTGGCTGAATCCGTGGCGTCGAGAAGGACTGACAGCCGCACATCAGCAGTAGCAAGGCGGTCACGCAGTAAAGCCTGATTGCGCTGGGCATCGGATAATTCCTTGATGTGTTGTTGATCGGAGATGGACAGGCTCTGTTCCAGAGCCTCGCGCTTGTTCTGCTCGGTACGGGCCTGGGCTGCTGCGGCATTGCTGATCGCGGCCAGGTCCGCCTCGAACTGGGCGCCCTCCTCTGCCTGCATCTTCCCGAGGCGCCAGTCCTGCACCTGCCAGGCAGCGCCGAAGCTCACGGCCATAGCCACCAGGATCAACAGCACCAGGCCGGCCAGCTTCTGCACGGGCGTCATGCCAGCACCCGCAATGCCGTCTGATACAGCGCCAGGCGATCAGCTGCACCATTCGGGATCTTGCCCTTGCTGCCCGTGTTGATGAGACTCCCGATGTTCTGGATGTCGCCGGCGTCGGCCAGCGTGTTCAGGCCGTTTACGGACCAATACCAGGCCGCCGACAGCGCTGCGTATTGCGGCTGCTCCAGCAGCTCGGGGTGATTGATCAGGTCGACGCCCAGGGCTTCACCGCACGCACGATGGTTGTCCTTGCCAGTAATCTGGATCAGGCCGCGCCCTCGGTAGATATAGCCCTCGCCCGACGCCTCAGGGCCGTTGCCCATACGGCCGCCATAGACGGCGTTCCCCATACGTGCCGAACTGCCCGCCAGTTCGGCTGCACGCGGCACCAGGGATCGCCAGCGGGAACCCGGGCTTGCGGCATTACCCAAGGCTACGATTCGGTCCGCTCTGTAGTTGAGGCTCTCGACCAGGCGCGTCAAATGGCCGGATTCGTGCCCTACTTGGGCGATGAACGCCGCGATTCGCTTGGGCGTGACGATGCCGTACTTGCTCATTGCAGTATTCAAGACGCCGACAAAAAGCCCGGCTTGACGGCCAGCGTTCGGGAGGATCAACAGCAACTGCTGCAGGGTGATAGACATGTTTTCTCCAGGCAAAAAAAAGCCGCCAAACGGCGGCGGTTTCCAGTTAAACGGGGGTTTCAGTGAGTCACGTCAAAGCTGTAGAACCTTGACCTCCTTCGTTTTTTTCGCCTTCTTACTCTTGGCCTTGGCCTTACCCTTTTTGCCGCCATTGCACTCGACGGTGGTCGACCAGCCGGCTTGGGTGAATACCTGCTCAACCGAGTCGACCAGGTACTCGCCATCAATGCCGACCTTGAAGCCCGTGGCGTTTACCGACCGCTCGGCAAACAGATCGGTACGCCCAGGCATTTCAAGACGAACGCCTGCAGAAGATCGATTGAACGCGGTCAGTCGGGCCTTAGCGGCCTGGGCGGCCGCAGTCTTATTGGGGTAGATATGACGGTCTGTATGCACCGCCGGCAGCCCGTCGGGTGCATCCGTGTTGTCCAGGCTGATCAGCTTCAGCTCACCGCTTTTCTTGTCCTGGTGCTTGGTGGCCACCGCCTTGTGCGTGTTGCGATCGCCTAAGCGGAATTGCCACCGACTGACATCGGCGGGCGTGATGGTAACGGCGCCGAAGGTCTTGCCGCTCGCACTGGTGCCACCGTCGCGGGTCATGACAATCAACTTCCCATCGGCCACCTTGGCCGTGCAGTCGTGCTGCTTGGCAATTCGGGTGATGAAGTTGAAATCAGACTCGCTGAGCTGGTCAGCCCGGGGCACGTTCGTGGAGACGTTGCACACCGGCGTCCAGCCGTTGCGGGCAGCCACGTCGGCCACGATCTTGGACAGCGGCACGTCTTCCCAGCTACCGCTGCGCACCGTCTTTCCGGTACCGCGCATGTCGCCGGCCTTGCCGCGCACGACGATGGTGTTAGGCGGGCCGGATATCTCGACCTCATCCACCATATAACGGCCCAGGCGCACCATGGACGTTTCGGCATAGCCCAGGTAGATCTCAATGCCGGCGCCGCGCTTGGGCAGCGCCACGGCGCTGTCGCGGTCATCGATGCGCAGCTCGAAGTCGTCCGACTCCATGCCTGGCTTGTCAGTGGTTTTCAGCAATAACAGGCGGTCATTGATCAGCGCGGTAATGTCTTTACCGTCTGCAACGACACGAAAGCGAGGGGTCATGGTTCACCCAGTTACCCCGCCAACGCGGGGGAATGTTGGCGGCCGTTACGCGTAACGGAAGGAAAGGACAGCCAGCCTGGCTAATCCCAAAGCATCACAAGTTCTTCAGTGGGTGCCGGCATGTCCGGCAAGACAATCACCACACCAGCTCGGTACGGCTGAACCTCATCGGCCAGCCCTTGATTGGCATCGAGCACGGCCTCCACCCTGCCGCTCAGATGGCCGTAGTAGTTGTGACAGATGGTGTCCAACAGATCCCCGTCAGACGTTCTGCATGTCGTCGCCATAGCGTACAAACTCCAGGGTAAAGCCTTGCTTACGCGGGATGCCGCCGCCCAGCAGCGCGCTTTGTTCTTCCTCGAC